ACGCACATTTAGCATATCAAAATAAATTAAAAACATTATGAGAAAATACTTTATTATTATGATATTATTATTAATATCAAGTTGTGCATCTAAAAAAACAACTACCGAAACAGTAAGAGTTGAAAGAGATTCAATATATATTACAAAAATAATTAAGGAAATAGAAGCATTTAGAGACACACTTACCATTAATCAACCTTGTGATAGTTTAGGCAATTTAAAGCCTTTTAAACAACTTATTTCAACAAAGCAAGGCAAAGTATCACTACAAGGGAAAAACAACGTTATAACTGCTGAAATTGATTTAAACGCTTATAAAGAAGTTTTAGAAAAAGAATACAAAAGTAAGTTAGATAAAAATATAGTTGTAAAAGAAAAAGAGGTTATCCGTTATAGAACACCTCTTTGGTTAATTTTACTATGTCCAATATTATTTGGGTTTGGTTTTTTAATAGGCAGATTTACTTAAACACCTATTCCATTATCTAATATTTCAATCAGATGTCTAACTTCCGAACGTTCTACATTTTCAAATAATTGTCCGTTAATTGTAAAGTCAAAATAAACATTATCGTATTTTGATTTGTTTTTACTACTGTTTTTAATTGTTGCTTTCATAATTTGTTTTTAATTTAAGCAAATATACAAACAATTCTAATATAATAATACATTTGTTTAATTTTAAACATATTTATCAAATTTGTTTAATTTTTAAATATATATAAAAGTTTTTTAATTTTCTATTTTTTTTAAAAAATAATATGTATAACTTTGCAATTTATTATTACAATAAGTAATATTAAAAATATATATTAATAAAAATAATATAAAAATATAAATAAATAATTATATATAAATATAAAAAATAATATATAAGATATCTGAAATATATTCAATGGCAAAAAAACCTGCAAGAAAAACAATTATAACTAAACTAGATAATATATTTAGTCAGTATATAAGATTAAGATATTCTAAAAATGAAATGTCTGAATGTGTTACTTGTGGTAAACAAGACCATTGGAAAAAACAACAAGCTGGTCATTTTATATCTCGTAAACATTATGCAACTAGATGGGATGAAGATAATGTACAAGTTCAATGTTCTGGATGCAATGTTTTTCGATACGGAGAACAATATTTATTTTCAAAGTATTTAGGTAATGATTTATCAGAACAATTACTTATTAAATCAAGAAATATTCAAAAGTTTACAGATAACGAACTTTTAGATATGATTGATTTATACACAGAAAAGGTTAATAACTTATTAATGTAAAGTATTTTTATATTTAAATAAGTTTTATATTTGTATTATATTTTTTATGAAGATTAAGCAACTATGTTCTGTCTTTAATTCTCATTTGTCTTGTTTTAAGTAGCCATCTTTAATTAGGTGGCTATTTTTTTTACATATTCTATAATGTTTAATTTTAAACAAATAATGTAATTTTGTTTAATTTTAATATTTATTTTTTTAAACTAGATATTGATTATATATTTGCTACATAATTTAAAACAAGATATTATGAAATTAATTGACAGACTAAAAAAAGAGTATAGCGATAAGCTAGAAATGAATAACTTAACTTACCCTACATTAGTAGGTAATGTTTGCAAAGAGTTAGAAGAAATATCACTTATAGGAGATATTAGATATGGAACTTGGGTAGATTTAAAGTTCTTTACTGGAGTAGAAAGCCCTTATGATTTATTTTATGAGAATTAGTAAAGAAGCGTGGGAAAAATTAAGACTACAAATTGAGTACCACATCGAACAAGACCATAACTTAACGGATGTAACTATTAATTATCAGTTAAGAATACCAGAGATAGGAACAAGAAATTATTTAACATTATCAGTAAAAATAGAAGAATGACACATATAGAAGATATTTTAAGAGTAAAGAATACACCAACAGAAGATTTGGTAGATTACTTAAATGCAAGAATTAAGGCACTAGAAAATAGAGTTGAATTTTTAGAAAAAAGCATAGCTTTTAAAGAAGGACAAGTTGAAGTACTAAAAACAAGATAATGACAAGATTACAATTATTAAAATCAAGAGATTTACAAAGTCCAAATAATATTTCAAAACATATTACACAATTAAAATTGCTTTATTTAAAAAAAAGTAGTAATATTGTTTTTGAATTAATAAACGAGTGGGAACAAAAACTAGAAGAAAAATTAACACAATTAAATTTAATAAAATGAAAACAGACAAATTAAAAGAACTTTATTTAAAGTACGAACTGAATCCAGAAGATGTATATAAGCATCAGCATTACACAATCATTACTAGACAAGGTATTGACAAAATACAAGCTAAAGAGCAAATCTATGTAGATTATGAAGTAATAAGATGTGAACCTAATTATGCAGTATTTAAAGCTAAAGCACAAAAGGAAGGTAAAATGATTCAAACTTTTGGAAGTGCATTAAAAGGAGATACCTTTAAGGATTCAAACACAAATAGTTGGTATGTAGCTGAAATGGCAGAGAAAAGAGCAATGTCAAGAGCGATATTAAAACTAACTGGGTTTTATGAACTTGGAGTGTTTGGAGAAGATGAATCAGAATCGTTTAAGAAAAAATAAATAAGTATATTAACCTAAATTAAAATAGAATTATTATGAGTGCAATTATCAATTACAGTTTAAGAGTAGACAAGTTACCAAAGGAGAAATTTGTTCAAGGAAAAGATGGAGCAGTTTATGTTAACTTGACTATGTCAGTCAATGATGAGACTAGATATGGAAACAATGCAACAGTTTATGTTTCTCAAACCAAAGAAGAAAACCAAGAAAAAAAGCCTAAAGCATATTTAGGAAATGGAAAGGTTGTTTGGAACAATGGAACTATCGTAAATGCAGAGAAAGAGGTTAAAGAAGAAGTTGCTGCTGCAACAGAGGCTTCTGATTTTCCTTTTTAAATTAAAAGGGGTAGTTTAACCGCTACCCTTTTTTTTATATATTTATAACAAATTTAAAACAAGAAAAAATGAATATTTTAGAAAAAGCAAATAATATTGTAAATTTGCGTTCAGAAGAGAAAGAGCGTATGTATGGGGATTTTATTGAAAGTATGAAAAAGACAGCAAGGATAGCTTCTGAATTTAGCAATAAAGAAATAACTGTAACGGATGCTTATAATGTTTTAATAGCTTTAAAATTTTCAAGGCAATCTCATTGTCATAAAGAAGATAATCTTTTAGATGCTATTGCATATATTGGTTCATTAAACAATTTATTAGAAGATGAATAAACTAGAAATTAAATACAAAAAAATATTAGATAATACTATAAAAAAAGGTATTTATAGAAATGATAGAACAGGTGTTGGTAGTTATTCTTTATTTAATCAATCTTTAAATTGGAATTTAAATAAAACTTTTCCAATAATTACAGGTCGCAAAATTTATGAAAATATTTTTAATACAGAGTTTGATTGGTTTATAAATGGAGAAACAAATATTGAAAGATTTAAAAATAACAATGTAAATATTTGGAATGAATGGGCAGATGAAAATGGTGATTTAGGACCTGTTTACGGACATCAATTAATAAACTTTAATGATTCTAATATAAATCAATTAAAACAAGTTATAGAGTCTATTAAACACAATCCAGATTCAAGAAGACATATTATATCTTTGTGGAATCCTCAACAATTAAAAGATATGGCATTACCTCCGTGTTATTTATATTTTCAATTTTTTGTTGAGAATAATAAATTAAATATGTTTGTTGTGCAAAGGTCTGGAGATTTATTTTTAGGTATACCTTATGACATAGCTTTATTTTCAAAATTATTATTATATGTTTCTTATGAAACTAATATGATTGCAAATAATATTACTTTACAAATAGTAGATGCTCACGTTTATAAAAATCAAATTGAATCAGTATGTGAATATTTATGTACAAAAATTTATAGTTTGCCAAAATTTACTTATGTAAATAAACAATTAAAAATTATTGATTATAAGTTTGATAAAAAAATAACTTGCAAAGTATCAATTTAATGTTTTATATTTATCACATAAAAAATAGTAAAATTGGTTGTACAAAAAATATAATCAATAGGGTTATAAAACAACAAGGTGAACTAAATTTTAGCATATTATATAAAACAGATAATATTAAAATAGCTTCAGAAAAAGAAAAAGAATTTCAAAAATTTTATGGTTATAAATTAGATAAACAAGAATATATTACTTTAATAAATAAAAAACAAAACAAGATGTATCATTTAACAGACAAAACAATTACTTTTAAAAATTCAAACAATAATAATTTAATTTCAAAAATACCTGATGTTATTGAAATAAATAAAAAACTTTATTATATTACTGATGATATAAAAAAGTGGATATTAAATAATAATTTTAAATCACAAATAAATGAGGAAAGATATGTTTATTTAAATTCTTTTTATAGAAAATATAGCAACCTTGAATTGAATTTTGAAGAACCTATTATTAATACAAATATTTATGATTCAATAAGAGTATGGGCAAAAGAAAAAGGTATATACGAAAAAGGAGATAGTAAAACTCAATATATTAAACTAATGGAAGAAGCAGGGGAATTAGCAAAGGCTTTATTAAAAAATGATAAACCTGAAATAATTGATGCTATTGGCGATATGGTAGTTGTACTTACAAATTTAGCTAAACTAGAAAACTTATTGATAGAAGATTGTGTTTTATCAGCTTACGATGTAATAAAAAATAGAAAAGGAAAAATGGAAAATGGTACATTCGTAAAAGAAAAATAAAATGACAGAAGAACAGACAATAGAACAAATGGAAATGGAACTCATAGCGGAGGAGTGTAGGATAACAACTGAAGATCTAGTTGAATATCCACCAACTGCTTTAAGTTTAGGAGAAAAAATAATATCAACAAAAGATGGAGATTTAAAGATACCAATACCAATTGGAACTTATGGAAACTTCTCTTTTGTACAAGCAGCACCAAAATCCAAGAAAACTTTTTTTGTATCACTTTTAGCTAGTGTTTATTTGAGTGGTAAAAATAATTATGGAGGAGATATAAGAGGGAATAGAAATGGCAGATGTTTAATGCACTTTGATACAGAGCAAGGCCATTGGCATAGTCAAAGAGTTTTTAAACGAGTTGAGGATATGGCAGGATTAAAAGATTTAGGATGTTATATAACTTATGCTTTAAGAACTATAAACTACAAGCAAAGATTAAAATTTATTGAATGGACATTGGAACAAAATAAAGGCAATAATGGATTAGTTGTTATAGATGGAATTGCAGACCTTGTAAGCGATGTAAATAACCTTGAAGAATCAAACCTTTGTGTTCAAAAGATAATGGAATGGAGTGCAAGATATGATTGTCATATAATAACAGTTATTCATAGTAACTACGGAAGTGATAAAGCTACTGGACATTTAGGAAGTTTCCTTTACAAGAAATGTGAAACTGCAATAGCATTAGAGCCTAATTCAGTACACAAAGAAAATATTACAGTTATGTGTAAATTAAGTAGAGGTTATTCATTTGATAACTTTGATTTTAGCGTAAACAAATACGGATTGCCATTTGTAGTTGGAAACATCTACGACCCTTTAAAAGATTATGTAGTGCAAAAACCTAAACATATAGAAATACCATTTTAAATTTATGTCAAAATTAATTGAATTAGCATACAAGAAACACAAGACTTGGGTTAACATAGTAAAGTCCTTTGGATGTCCAGAAAGTATATCAGAGGACATTGTACAGGAGATGTACATTTACCTTATAAGATACGAAAGAGAAGGTAAGAACCTTTGGTATGGAGAACAAGTAAATTACTACTATGTATTCAAACAATTACGAGGTATTTATGTTCAGTATCTTCGTGCTAGTTCAAAGATTAAAAAAGTTTCGTTGGATGAGATTGACAAACAATTTGAGGAGGTTGATCCATTAGAATATGAAGAACAATATGAGAAGTTTTTAAATAGCTACTTGGATGCTTCTGATGATTTATTCTGGTACGATAAAAAAGTATTTGAATTAGTAGCAAAAGGTAAAAGTGTGGCTGAATTAAGTAGAGATACAAGTATAACTTATGCTTCTCTTTACAATACATATAACAAAACCAAAGATAAACTAAAAGATAAACTATTATGAAACTAGGAGATTTGATTGAACGAATAACTTACTACACCGGAATTAAGTGGGTGGTTAAAAAAATATGGGGAGAAGATTGTGGGTGCGATAAAAGACAAGAAAAACTAAATGATATAGATTTATGGAATTAAAAGATAAAGAAATTTGGATTGATTTCAAAGCAAATGTTTCAAATAAATTACCACCAGAATATAAAAAAATTTTATGTAACTTACACGCTAAATATTACAATCATAAATATCACGAGCCTTGTTCTTGTAATGGAAAGATTTACAGAATGTGGATTGAAGATATGGATAGAATTTATAACCAAAAATAAAAGATTTGAACAAACAACATCAACTAGAACAAGCGACAATTAAGATTTTAAATTTAGATGGATGGAAACTGAAATGGACTGGAGAAGGTTCTGAAAGTTGGGATGCAGAAGGATTAACGCCGAAAGGAAAGGAATGCGTTATAGAGATGAAATTTAGAAATAAGTATTATCCTACTAAAATGTTGGAAAAGTTCAAATACGATAAGCTAATGGCTACTGGTAAGGTTGCTTTCTATTTTGTTAACGACCCTAAAGCAAATTATATGTTTTGGTTGAATGATATTAAAATGCCAGAGCCAGTTGATAAGTATTGTCCATCTACTACAATGTGGCAAAATAATAAAGTAATGAAGCCTTGCTATCTTTTAGAGGAAAGCCAAGCTGCAATGGTAAATAATAATGATACGATAGAAACAATGAAAAAAGAAATCATTCAAAAGCTGAATCAGTTATCTGATAGAATTAATATTCAGCAAAGAGAAGAACTATTAAAAGACATAGTTCAATTAAAGTTAAGCGAAAACTATTCTGAATTTATTAAAATGAAAGACAAATGGAATATCTAGGTTATGAATTAAAATTAAACATCTTTAAGGGTATTCTTTTGGGCGTTATGGAAGAAACATTTATAGAAGAAGATGTAATTGAGAAAGATTTTTCAATTTATTTTGGTATGTTATCTATTTGTTTTACAAGGATTTATAATAAAGTTTAAAAATAATTGTAAATTTTATTAACTAAATTGTTTGTAATTAAAAAAAGTTTTGTATATTTGCATAGTAATTAAAAACAAAACAAGATGAAAACAATTAAAAGAATTATCAAAACACAATTAGTAAACTTAAACATCAAACCAGTTAAGGTTGTTATATTACCAACTGGATTGGTATGTGAGCATTTTAAGAACGGAAAAGTAAATGTAATATGAGAGCAACACAGATTCACTACGAGAACGGAAAAGGGTATGATATTATAGATGTATGTAAAGATTACTCTTTAAACTTTAACAGAGGTAACATTTTAAAGTATGTAGCACGTGCAGGTAAAAAGCAGGATGAACTACAAGACTTACGCAAAGCACTAGATTATTTACAAAGAGAAATATCATATTTAGAAGAACAACAAAAACAATATATAAAACAAACAATAGACAGATGACACAATTAGATTACGATTTAGACAATTACTTAAACGAACTTGATAATGAGTTTGAATGTTATGAATGTGGTACAAGTATATCGGAAGAAGGATATTGCAGTAGAGAATGTTATAAAGCTGGACAACAATGATTTTGCTAGTAGATGCAGATAGTTTAATATTTGCAAGTTGTTATCGTAAAAGAGAAACACCAGATGATAACCCTTACTTTGAAAAGCTATCAGATGCTTCAGACAAGTTCAACGAACAGTTAATGGGTATTGTAAACCATTTAGAGGACTTCTACGATATAGACAAGGTAATTATCTTTAATGGTTCAAAAGGTAACTTTAGAAAGCTAATAACTGATAAATACAAAGCAAACAGAAAAGATACACAGATACCACCTTTACTTAATGATATGCATCAATGGGTAAAAGATAATCATAATTCAGTTTATGGTTATGGTGTTGAAACAGATGATATGGTAGCAAGATACTGGAATAATTTATCCAAAGAGTTTGGTAGAAATGAAGTTATGATAGTAAGCATTGACAAAGATTACAAACAGTTTCCTTGTCTTATGTACAATTATCATTATAAGCATAAGCAAGTTTTAGATATAACAGAAGATGAA